CTGCCTTGTTTTCAAGTTTCTTAAAAAGCAGGCCAATCATGTCTTTAATTTCTTTGAATCCGTTCTGCATATCTGATTTGTGTTCTGCCATTGCGTCCTTAAAATCATCTCGGCGCACAAAATCTTGGTGCATTTTATTGTCCATAGATTTAAGTTCGGCCCGAAGATCTCGCAAGGAATCCCAAATTACCTTGAGAACCCAGCCAATGACAACGCCACCAGTTCCAAGAATCCAATTAAAAAAAGACTGATCCATGCTGCACCTTTATCGATTCAACCAGCCATCAGCCAATGCCTTAGCTTGCGTTCTAAAAGCCTGATACTCAGCGTACTCGTTAGGCTTGCTGTCCTTGTTGTTGATTGTGGCAATCTCATCGGCAATGGTATACACCGAGCCAATGATCTTTGTGATCAATGTGCCGCGATCATCAGCAACGCCACACAAGGCTTCGTTGGCAACCCATTGCGTTTCTGGATGGCCATCCATTCCTTCTTTTGTGATCTGTTCAATGTTCCAATGAACTCGCAGCTCTTGGCCGCTTGCTTCATAGGTTTCAAACTGCCGACCGGCATACGATTTCATAATGCACTCCTGAGTTGTTTAGGAAAAAATTTAATAAACCACATTGTGTGCCTACGCCATAACTGCTTTGCATTGACACCTTTTACCCAACCCTTGTATGCCATCAGGCTGCTTAAATACTCCAAGCAATTCATAGGGTTAAGGATTCGTTTTAACTCAATGCACTTAGCCTTGAGTTTAACGGCGATACCGGGGCGCAATCTAGTCTTTCCCGGCGTAAACACAAAACCTACAAAATCTATACCGTTGGCATGGACATCGTAGATATTCCAGTTCGGCTTGACCGTCAGTTTTAGGTCGGCCAGCTTTGCAATCATCTGGTCTTTAATGGATATCAGGTCTTGCGTGCTATTTGCAAACACTAGAATATCGTCGCAATAACGAAAGTATCCATCCGGATTGACCTCCTGCTTTATCCACCAGTCAAACTGATTCAGGTACAGATTGCCAAAATGCTGGCTGGTGTAGTTTCCAATGGGAAGTCCACGCATACTGTCAATTATGTTGTCAACCAACCACAGTGTGTCTTGGCATTTAATCTTGCGGCGCACAACAGCCTTCATAAGGTCGTTGTCCACCGATGGGTAATACTTGGCCACGTCAATCTTGAGCGCGTACTTTGGGCAGCTAAGTGATCGCACTAGACGCTTGACCCGCTTGGCTGCGTCATGGGTTCCACGGCCCGTGATCGATTGAAACGAATCTCGAATAAAGCTGTTGACAATAATCGGGCCAATGACATTGAGCAATGCGTGCTGCACAATCCGGTCTGGATAGTACGGCAGCTTGTAGATAGTCCGCATCTTGCGGCCATCAAACCTGTCCTCAATCTCGTACTGGCTGGTGGTGAATGTTTTGTTGGCAAGCATCGCCTGTATCTCTTTGGCGTACTTATCCACATCGGCATCCACCATCTGCACTTCGGTGTAATACGCTTTGCCACGGCGAGCCTGCTTGTGGGCGAACTTAATGTTCTCCAAGTCTAAAATCTTTTCCCACAAGTTGCCGTGTCGTTTCATTGCTGTTGTTCTCCCAGGTGTTCGGTTGCCCTACCAACCTGTATTGGATCGACATATTCTCCCCGAAGGGAAGGGGCTGGTTTCGATTGCACTACTAACAGCAAGGTGCGTGCCAATATTACGATTACGATTCGATGAATCATTATTCGCATTCACGATGAACGTGCCTGCATTCGTGCCATTATTAGCGTTACTGCTGATAATCACGACGTGATTCATCTGAAACCATCCCCCTTACTACAAAAGTGTGCTGCTACGCAGCAGTTAAAAAGCAAGGCGCGCGCCAACACTACG